TTTCAATTAAGCGCCCCTGAGGGTGCTGTCCGCACTGACATGGAAACGGGCAAGGCGTTTCAGCGCAGACGCTTTACAGCAGCCGTACAGCCTTTCTCAGCGCAGATTTGGGTGGACGCCACCCAGTATAGCACTCTGATTGATTTCTGGCGTAACACGCTTGCTATGGGCGCTCTGGAGTTTGACTGGGAGCATCCGATCACTGGTGATCCTGCTACTGTGCGATTCATTGCTAACGAGCCTTTTTCTATTACAGCACTGTCTGGAGATCAGTATCAGGTGCGTATGAATCTGGAGATCATTCCGTAATGGCATTGAGTCAAGGCGCATTGCAAGCAGTCCTAGCTTCTGCTACTGAGAAAGTCTTTCTTGAATGCCTGACTATCTCGCATCCAGATATTGACACGCTGCGTCTGGTCAATGACACAGTTGACCTTGAAAGATCGCTAGAGACATTCAGGCGTTTTCCTTTTGAGGTTTCAGCAGCCACGCAGACTCAAGACAGGCCCCCTGCGATTAACATCACAGCGGATGCCGTTGATCAGCGTGTTGTCTTGGCTCTGCGCTCTCTAGCAGGAAAGAGAGAGGTGGCTAACATTAGGTACGAAGTCGTCTTGTCAGATACACCTGACATCGTTGAGTTTGGGCCTGTTGACTTTTCATTTGACTCTGTTAGCGGTGACTCAGCCACAAATGTGACAGTCAGGGCGTCTTTCTTGAAAGGCGCTTTAAATGATGCCTTTCCTTCACGACAGTTTGCGCCCTCTAATGCTGGTTAAATATAAGCCCTTTGTAGGCGTTGAGTATGAGCCGCCTCACGGCTGTTTCAGGCTTGTGGCTAAAGTTTTCAATGGCGTCTACGGCATTGACCTTGGCAAGCAGGATGAAGGGCTAGAGCAAGCAGAGAACAGAGATCGCACGGCTCGCATACAGCAAAAGCTGATTGAAATGACAGAGCAGGTGGGGGAGCCGCAGGAAGGCGATGTAGTGATTGTGCGCGGTCGCCCATTCCACATTGGCGTTATTGTTGAGCCGAATTGGATGCTACATGCCTACAACGGCGGTACATCCTGCATAGAAGATTACACAAGCCTTCGCTGGAGTAATCGAGTTGAGGGCTTTTACAGGTATAAGGGGTTCGCTAAGTGAGCGTTACTGTACAAGCAAGTAAGCACCCGCTAAAGCCTGAATGGGTATATGCTGATGTAGATGCAGGCCAGACCATCTACGAGATTGCAGGCGGTGCGCCTGTCGCTGCCTACATCAATGGGCGCGAGGTGCCGGAAGAGTTCCATCGGCTGACCCAGCCTAAAGATGGCGCTACGCTTGTGCTTTGGCCTGTGCCACAAGACGGCGACTTGCTAAGAACTGCCGCTCTTATTGCTGTTGCTATTGCAGCGCCTCAACTTGCCCCAGCTTTGGCCGGTGCTACTGGCATGAGCGTCGCCACAGCGCAAGTAGCTATAGGCATAGCAGGCACAATGGCAGTCAACGCGCTGATCCCTCCGCAGCAGCCTGACTTGGGTGCCAACAACGCACCTGAATCCTTTAATCGGCTTAACGCGCTTACAGGGACAAGCAACCAGACCGCTGCTTTTCAGCCAATCCCTAGGCTTTACGGGACTTTCAGGTTTTTCCCATCAGTCCCCATGACAGCAAAACCCTTCACTGAGGTGGTAGGCAACGACCAGTACCTTAGAATGATGGTTTGCTTAGGCTACGGCCCCTTGGAAGTCGGTGGAAACATTGTCGGTGGTCAGTCAGACCCTGTTGTAACAGAAACTGACGGGCTTTCTGATTCGGCAGTAAGGATCGGGGACACCGACATAGAACTATTTGACGAGGTTGAGTACGAACTAGGACGCCCAGACCAGATAAGTCTTTACACTAACGAGATAATTGAGGCAGACGCCGCATTTACCACTAGCAATGACCAGTTTGAAGGTATTGAAGATAACGGCTCTGTTACAAAAGCTGACGGTGAATCTGCTATAAGGACTACTGATACAGGGGCTTCTGAAATAAGCCTTGACTTTGCTGGTGCCTTATACTCAGTGAATAAAGATGCAAGGACTACTGGTGCATCAGTTGACTTTAAGATTGAGTATAGGCAAACAGGGACATCTGCTTGGACAGTTGAGCAGAGTTCATTCACTATCTTTAGCTCTAAAAAAGAAACTGTCCGGCGAGGCTATAGGTTCAAAGTTCCAAAAGGACAGTATGATGTCCGAGTGACTCGCCTACAAACTACTCACAACAACACCAGCGCATTCCAGAATGAGTTGACTTGGACTGCAATAAGAACTATCAGAAGTACTGCGGCATTTACTGAGCCTGACACTGTTGTTCTCGCTCTGCGAATCAAGGCGACAGATCAGTTAAATGGAAGGATTGATAACCTATCTGCACTTGCCACATCTGTTCTTGATGCTTGGGACGGTTCACAATGGGTCAGGCAGCCTACTAACAACCCCGCTTGGGTCTATTCTGATATTTGGTCAGGAACAGCAAACAGAAACCCCATAAGCAAAACTGATCTTGATACAGCAGCCTTGCTTGATTGGGCTAATTACTGTGACTCAAATGGGCTAGAGTACAACGGGGTCTTCGACAGCAGCGGGACTACTCTTGAAAGAGCCAGAGAAGTTGCTGGGGCCGGCCTAGCTTCGTGGGCGTTTAACCCTGACTCCAAGGTTAGCGTTATCAAAGAAGTTGTCGAGTCCGTCCCTCGCATGGTCATCAGTCCTCGTAACAGCTTTGACTTCGGGTACGAAGTGTCTGCTGTAGAAATCCCAGAAGGATTGCGCGTCCAGTTTGTGGACGCAAGCACTTGGGAGAACACTGAGCGGCTTGTGTTCGACGATGGCTTTGACGAGAGCAACGCTCAGAAGTATGAGACGTTGCAGGCTAAAGGTGTGACTGACCCGGATCAAGCCTGGAAGTATGGTCGCTATCACCTTGCCCAGCAAAGGCTTCGGCCTGAAAGATTTACATTCAAGCAAGATGTCCAACATCTGCGCTACCAGCGCGGCGACTTGCTGACTATCAACTACGATGTCATTTTAGTGGGGCTTGCAGCAGGCAGGGTAAAGGAAGTTGTTTCTGATACCGAAATCAGACTTGATGAGACTGTCTCTTTTGAACAAGGCAAGGACTACGGTATCAAGATTCAAAAGTCTAGCGGGCTTGTTTCTACTGTAGGCGTTGCTAATGACTTCCCTGCTAGTAACACGCTGACGCTTGACAGTGCTGTTTCTGATTTAAGCCCTGATGACATGGTTGTGTTCGGTGAACTTGGAAAAGAATCTATTGATGTCAAAGTGACCGAGATACAGCCGGAGGGTAATTTTACAGCTTCGATCACTACAGTCCCTGCTGCCCAGAATGTTCTCGACGCACTGACAGGCACTATTCCGCAGTATCAGCCTTTGATCAACGAGCCGATTGATGCTGATAGAGTTATCCCTGAAACCCCAACGATTGATGACCCGTCTATCAGGGGTGGCGCGACATCTGTTATCAATGTGACCCGTGACGGGGAGGGCTCGCCTGTTGCCGACTTGTTTGTGACTGTTAACACACAAGCGCGATTTGGCCAGACACAGCAGAACCAGTTGCGCTATCGCGAGGTGGGTACAGAGAGATTTATCACTCTGCCCCAACAAGACTCTAATATCTTTAAGGTAGCAGACGTAAACGTAGGCACGACTTATGAGTTTCAGGCTAGAGGTGTTAAAGATAACATTTTTAGTCAGTGGAGTTCTCCTGCTGTACAATACACAGTAGAGGATGAGACTGCTCTAGCACCTCTGAAGCCTACAGTAACTAATCTTACACAATCAGATGTCCAGTTGCCTCCTGTGGGAACTGTGCAGAGTTACATTCTAGTTGAATACCAGCTAGGTGGAGGGGCTACGTCCTCGCTCATTGAAGTGCGATGGGAAGCGCCCTCTGTGTCCGCTCTGACAGAAACTTATGAGGCAGAGGCGGGAATCGTCCGTGTTCCAGTCAATACCTACGGAGA